GGGCGATTTCCGGTGCGGGTGGCGGTGTTGGTTGCATAGGAATATTGGTCACAATGTCAGGCTGGGCATTGGGTTGATTGCGATTGCGTTGTGCCGCATTGTTGTTCATCATAGGCGCCAATTCAGGCTCCATGGGGGCGATTTCCGGTGCGGGTGGCGGTGTTGGTTGCATAGGAATATTGGTCACAATGTCAGGCTGGGCATTGGGTTGATTGCGATTGCGTTGTGCCGCATTGTTGTTCATCATAGGCGCCAATTCAGGTTCCATAGGGGCAATTTCCGGCGCAGCAGGTGGTGCTGGTTGCGGCGCTGGTGCAGGTAATTGTTCGAGTAAATTGTTATGCATTCCAGAAATATTACTCATATAGTTGTTCAGGGAGAATTCCGATGCTTGATTCGTAACATCCTTCTCACCACTGTTGGAAGCGCGACTAGCCAATTCATCCTGACACGCCTTCAACTGCGTCTCCAGTTCAGCAATTCGTGCATCCTTCTCACCAATGTTGGAAGCGCGACTAGCCAATTCATCCTGACACGCCTTCAACTGCGTCTCCAGTTCAGCAATTCGTGCATCCTTCTCACCAATGTTGGAAGCGCGACTAGCCAATTCATCCTGACACGCCTTCAACTGCGTCTCCAGTTCAGCAATTCGTGCATCCTTCATTTGACATTCTTTTGTATGCGATTCAAACCGTGCTGCATATTCATCATCACATTTCTTTCGTTCCGCTGCCACGGCTTCTTCGCACGACTTTTCCTTGACGACCAGCAACTGGTCAAAGACAACTCGAAGGAGTCCATCCAAAATATCACGTCGCCCATTCAAAAAGTCCCGTGGTTGACGTTTTGCATCGTCTTCATCAATCACAAAGAGATTAGAAATTTCAGAAATATTGGATTCAAGTTCATCGCGTTCACGCATTCCCGTTGTCAGTTCTTGTAACCAACGACGTTCCTTTTCAAAGTAATCATTCAAGTCAGTTTCCTCAATCTCCGGTTTGGATATTAATGGATGAATGATTCCCATTAATTCGTCATATTTCTGTTTTTTGAACATCAAGAGTTTATACATATCCGCAAGACGGGTCAAGACTTCGGTTGTAAATGTACGAATACTTTGTTTTGTGGAATCATTCTTTGCAGAATATATAAGTGCCTGAATTTGTTCAAGAAGAGTGCGAATCAAGTTGTCATTTGTACCATTTTGCACCGTGTCCTCTTTTCTGTTTGGAATCCAGTAATTGTAATGGATGTTACTCACATAGTGTAGATATAATTTGGACTTTCCATCACGGGTTGTCAAATGAGTAGGTGTGTCATCCTTACGTGTGAAAACAACAAGTTGAATCTTGCTTGACTCTAATGCGCGTTCAATAATTGGACGCTCGATTTCCGTATAAAATACATAGGATGAAGCACCAACCGCCGGCATAATGTAATCCGACACGGCATTTGCAAAGTTCTGCTTTTTTTGTTCCAGATCGCCCTCACTTTGGGACAATGCAAACAAAAAGTCGATATACAGCATAAATAATCCAGAGTCTTGAACAACATCGTGGAATATTTCATGGAGTTGGATATATCCCGTGCGTGTTTCATTGATATTTTTTTCGCCAGGTGCAGATACACCTAATTGCGCGTCGGCTTCAGCAATATTTGTTGCCAAATGTCGATACAATTCCGTAAGTGACTCTTTCGTAATGGGTTTTCCAGAACGTGTCAAGTTTTGCAAGACATAGTCGTTCGCTGAAACAAGTGTATTCAAATAATCTGCAATCGAGTCGATATTCCGAAGTTGAGTGGCTGTGAAACGACGAAACTCCACAACAACTTTGTCTTCGTTATTCACATCCAGACCGTCGCGGGATTCTTCCAATGTCAGTCCCTCAACAAGTCGCTTGAATACGGCCGGGTCGGGATATCCCTTTGCCGCATTGTATAGCGAATGAAAGAAACAGAGACCATCTGGTTTGGACTGTTTGTATATCCATGTATAGGAACCGTTTTGTGGTGCAACTTTATTGGTTGTAGCGGGTCCATTTGCAGCAGCAGGTATTTCAGCAGCAGCAGGTATTTCAGCAGCAGCAGGTGCAGCCGCAGGAGTTTCAATTCGCGATTGTAATTCCTTCACAAGTGTTTCCAAACCTTGAATTTGCTTGTACAGTTCAAGAATCGATGTTGGAGTCGCAGTATTTTTATTGGCGCCACATATACACTGGATTGTAGTCGGAGGGCAACCGCTAGGTTTTGTAGGAAGTACAATCTGGTCATGACCGCCCAACACAGTTTCGGCCACATCGGGATGACTTTCGTTGTTGACGGATACGGACGGTGCTGCAGGCGATACATAGCGGGTAGGCGCTGCAATACATTGTTCTTTGTCTTGAACAACATCGGAGGCCAGTCCATCGCGACCCAACAAGTTATCAATCTCGGCAATTTGTTTCTGTTCCGCCGTACGTTGTTTGGTGGATGTTTCCACAGAGGAAACACTCTGAACAAGCAAAGCACGTTTTAAACAAAGAATCCGACGACCCAAGGGCGGAAGAGGTGGATTACGGTCGGTCCCAATCCAATGTAGGAAATCACGAATTTCCTCGGGCTTCGCATTGATTTTCCGATTTCGTAGAATTCCCAAATCCTTCAGCAGAGGTAAATCACTGGAAATATATCCTGTGGGACTTGCATGACGTTTTTGGATGGACGCGTCATCCTTTGCAATATTGTGTCCAAGAAATTTTGAACTCATTGCCTTGTCTATTATGTTTATGGAATAAATTCGTTTGTATTCAAACTAATTTAGACTGACGAATCTATCAAACGATGCAAAAGGTGGTTTTTAGAGTTTCATTGCATCCAATTCATTTAGGATTGCTTTGCTTTGATTCACAGGTGTGTCGCTACGCAAACTGGCTAGAAATTCAGCGTCTGTCAAAGACGAATCCGTGAAACGAATCGCCTTATCCAGGACCGTATGTTTGGAGTCATCATTCGTTGCAAGTAAAATGATACGCAATGGAGTCACATGCGGGCTATATATATATCCTGAATCCACGCCTTGAAACATTTCGGGGTTGTTTTCAGGATAACTATATGTGTCCCCGCTTCCATCCAAATGGAAGATGAATTGATATCGCAGATTTAAATCAGTACGATGGTCCTTTCCTGCACGCACATGTTTCATTTCAAACAATGTATCTGAATCGTTTGTTGAACGCGCCAATGTATACAGCAAGAAAGGAATCAATACGGGGTCGTGAATTTCATGCAATAGTCCAATTTCATTATCGGCGAAATACCATGCATCATTTATTTTTACAAATCCGGTTGCATGACCCAATGCAGGTTCACCCTCTGCAGAATTTCCTGGATGCGTCACATAGATTCCCTGAATATTCATGGACGCATCGCGAAGTTTGGTTTTGAATTGAGTTCCTGCAAAGAAATCAAACATATTCGGATCTGGAAGAAGTCCATCGCGTATCAGTTGCGCCTTCAACGTTGTAAGATAGTTCAGGATAGCCGAACGTGTTGCCCCTACACACACATTTCCATCCATTGTTTGTAATGCTGCAAGGACTTCTTTTCCAAATTGTTTGGTTTTGTTGACACTATATCGGCGTTTTGTGGATTCGTCTTTTGTCGCCACATGTGAGACCTCAACTTCCAACATATTGATATAACGACGCAATGCGAGACTTAATGGACCGTATGGACCGTCGGATTCGCCCTGTAGGATGCGATATGCGTTTGGAAGCAGGATGTCCCGCAATCCATCGGCCTGTAGCAACAACGTGAAAAGAGTGTCGGTTGTACAGGTTGTTTCATGTTGACTAAATGTATAGAGCGGTTGGCTTGTGCGTTTCGCAAGGAGTAATTGAAGTTTCTTGGCGAGTTCACTTGAAGATACGCCATTATAGAATCGTTCATTTTCGAGTTTTTTTTGATTGTCGGTGCGAATCAGGGTAAACAATTGGTTAATCAAACCGGATTCGTCAATGTGTTGACGCGAGAATTCGCGATTGTGAGACATATTCATGTTCATGTCCATTTCCATGTCCGTATTCTGGACATCGGCCGTTGCATTCTTGGCCATGTCAGTTTCCGCCGTCAGGTTAGAGGGAAGACGAAACAATGAGTTGTTTTGCACCTCCACCTCGGCGGGCGTAGTCAGAATCAATTGAAACAATTTGTCGACCGGGTCGGATAATTCTTTTCCTTCCATATTGTGAAGCATTGCGCCGGTCATTGCAACATCAATGTTTCGTGAGACAAGGTGTGCTTCTTTGTTGGCGCGAATGCGCTCGTCCGTGGCTTTTTTATTGGCAAACATAATGGACCATAACACGTAATAGGGAATGTTGCAATCTTTACGAAGAATAAGACTTGTGTCGGAACTACACATGTGCAAATTCTCAAAAAACGTGGATAGATAGAATTTGAGTGAAAGAATCATCTTGGAATCAATTCCTAAATCATCCAGAAGACGCTGCTCATCCTCAGTGAGTGATGAGGACACGGATGCACCATTAAATGTCATAAAATACTTGCGTCGTCGAATACGGTCCGACATGGATTGTTTGATGATATAGGATTTATTTGCTACCATAACAATATCGGACGACATTGTATTACCCTGATTAATCACAAGGTAAAAAATTCCACCATTTGCCCGAAATACAAACAACATCGCAAAATCACGGTCGGTCTAAATAATTGTGTGTGAAATCAATTCTTAGAAAGATACAATGGCATCGGTTCACGCATTGTCAGTGTCACCTCCCATTCCCAAGGAGATTGAGTCGAATGAAATTGTGGAATCCACACCATCGGATCTTCCTGTGCTGGAACGTCGTGCAGTGACAGTCAAGCATCGTGTACAATGCAAACAGGATCAGGTTATTAGTTGGCTCCAAGACTTTTATACGGAACCGGGTAATTTGGAAAAGTTACTGCCCATTCTTCAAGGTTCATCGTCAATAAGTCTTCGTCTTGTAGATTATTTCGTGACAAATTATTCCAAGAAATTCAATACATCCTACATGTTGAATAATCGTCATTTTCTAGTGTATTTCAATTACAAGCGCGAACTCAATGCATATAGCAAGCGGTTATTTGACCCGTTTTGCCGTCGTGAGCGCATTATGTTTCAGGCGCGCGGCATTGATCCGTTTGTGACAACGGTTGGCCAACTCAACTTTTTCCGTTGGTTTATTGAGAAGAATATTTATGAATTTGTGGTGGAACATCGCGAGGATATTGAAAAGGACATGAATTCAACGTTGAAGCAACACTACAGTCGGTCCAATACGACGGCTAGTACAAAGCGAACGGAGAGTACAGTATCCGAAAAGGTTGAATCGGTTGCCGAATCCACAACGGATGAAACATTGTCCAATGCATCATCGAGTCGGAAAAAGCGATGTGAACTTACCCAATCCGCCATGAAGAAGGTGAATGTTCACGAATGCGATGTGGTTGTCCATTTTAGTTAGCCATCGCGCCAATCATCTTGTTTGGGGCGCAGAAGGTCATAGGCTTGCAGCGAGGCCAAATCGGCGGCGGCGCGAGGCGGCAGCCAGCGGTCATTGAATTGACGCGCTGCTAAAGCACGTGCCGCATCCACACTGCGTTCGCGATTGTCTTCTACGACCGCACCGCGCAATTCGCGAATCATGTTGCGTGCATCGTGGCCGCCGGCATTCAGACGTTGTGTATAGGGATTTGTTGAAAAGCGGTCGGACGGGGCTTCAATAGGTCCTGCTGGTGGCGGAACGCCAAGTGAATCTTCTGTATTCGTCCCGCGTGCCGGATCTGGAATATAGGACGGCTGAATACGATACTGAACCGTATTTGTACGTGAACAAATAGGGTTCATATCCATATAGACCGGAGCATTTTTTGTTTGCAATCCACGTTCGCTGATTTGTGTAGGCGGTGTTGCGTGAAAAAAATCCCAGGAACGCGAATTAATTGCATCGCGACCATTGTATTCCTGACGAACGCGTAGAACTTGACACGTCGGTTGAAGGATTGTGGGGTCGTGAAGTGCAGGTACAAATGCACGTTTTTCCCGCTCGATTTCCTCCCATTTGGAATACGGATGCATGATGTGTTCTATTTAGCGAATAGATTGAAATAGAATTTGGAATTACGCCGCAGACAGTCTAAACCTAAAGACCGTACAGTAATACTAGGGAACTCGCAACTATGTTTCGTGTGAAAACGACACGTCGGAATGTAAAGCGCGCCTTGTCGCCAATCAAGCCTACATCGGATCCAACAGCGCCGCCTACCAATACGATTGTAGAGACGCCCACACCGGCGTCACCGGTGTTGTCAGGAACTATCACGACGTCGCTGGAAAAGCAGGACAAGCAAATGACCGACCTGTTTGCAACAGAGGCCGCCCATTTTTCATTGACGAAACCGTGGTTGCGTCTGGATCGGGGTATGCGCATGCAAAAACTGCGGACATTTGCCGACAATTATGAAGGCTTGAATGCGGAAGACAAGGAGAATTTGTATAAATATTTGATAAAGGCGAATGATTCGAAATTACTGAATACCAAACAGCAAATCAACTATGATAATGGAGCAGTGCAAGCCATTAAAGGTTTAAAAATAATTCGTACAGGTGACCCAGCGGAACCAGCGACGTTTAAAATTGAAACCCATCGCGCGACAAAACGCCACACATCAGAATAAAAATGTCGCATACTATAGAGATGGTCTACTCCGCATGTGCAGAATGGTTCAATGACTGGGTGTCTGTGAATCCAGTCGAATTAGAGGATGAGTGGGATTTGAGTGAATGGATGACACATGAAATGTATCCTGCCACACAAATGTTTCTCGAGTTTGCGTTTCATTCGCCCCGTGCGCGCAATGATGCACTGATGATTCTACGTGCCTTGTATTATGAATATTTTCTGTTCCAAGTAGAGCGTTCGCACCGCGGTCTGAAATCCAATACCAGCCATTACGAACGTCTCAAAGCCGCCCCACAAACGACCCAGAAATCGGGTGCGTGGCATGCAGAAGCACGCGAGATTCTTTCGGGTCACGAATTCGGTGCGTTATGTGTAGGAAGTCCAGCCGAACGTGCGGGTGTCATTCAGAAAAAGTGTGCGCCACCGGCCGTGCGGACGCCTGTATCTGACACAGACGAAGCATCCGACGAACTTTCCACTGAACAAATCGTATTTCTGAGCGGCGAAAATGGCCTATCTGCGTTTAAATGGGGCTGGAGATATGAACCCGTTGCACGACAATTGTTTGAAACATTGGTTGCCCATTCACCGGTATACGACGGCCTAGGTCGCGTCAAACATGCAACTCTGCCGCGACTTGGGGCCAGTCCAGATGGCCTCATTCTAGAGGGACCCCGGGCGGGCCGGTTATTGGAAATCAAATGCCCTATTTCCCGTGTCATTGATGGAAAAATTCCAGTACGTTATTATTGTCAAATGCAACTTCAGGCCGAGGTATGTGATGTGGATGCGGTAGATTATGTGGAGGTTCAATTTGCTGTCTTGTTAACGCCTGACCAACTTGCATTGGCGAAACAACCACGAATTGGAACTGTTTGTGTTACAGCGTCCGCAACAGATGCCGACCCGTCCGTATATACATACGAATATAGCCCATTATTCCCTGCAACCCTGGAAGGCTATGCGGCCATGCAGGAATGGACCCCAATGGGCGCAGCCGTTCTTGAACGGACTCAATGGTATGTGAAGGATTGGTTCACAACCACGGTCATGCGAAATCGGCGATGGTGGCACGCAGTTGGATTCCCTGCATACACTCAGTTCTGGGAGGAAGTGGATGCGCTCCGTGCGGCCGGATTTACAAATCGCAAGCCCTTGTTTGTAGACTCTGGGTCCGAAGGCACTTCGGGTCCAAGTCCGTGTGCATCTCCTGTTCCTGATTCCGAATGTAATGATGCGGCACATGAACCGTGAGGATTCAGACAATATAGAAAGCAAATGTGTCATCGTGACTTATTTGCTTTCCAAAGTTATTTTTCAGTATCTGTTGTGACACATAGGTAGCGTCATGATGATATTTGCGGGTATGATTCAAAAAATTGAATCCAGAAAACCCAATCCTGAAAACGTCAAACATCAAATATTCATTATGAAATGCTCTAATTGCAAACAAGAGGGTCATAACAAGCGTTCATGTACGCAAGTATTCGAAACATCAGAAGCACATCTGAAATCTCAAAGAAAGACTAAAAATCTTGGATTAAATACTGCAAAGACACAAGATGAATCTTACGCCGCGATTGAAGCCATCTGTGCTACTGCAAGGTGTTCTGATAGACATCATGAAGGTGAAAGGATTCTTCCTGTTCGAAAGTTTTATCTAAACAAAGGAGGCAAGAAACTACAGGGAGCATGTATTAGGTGTCAAAAGAATCGCAGAGCAAATCGTATAAAACGATCGCGTGCAAAGTTTGATGGAATGACTAAACAAGAAGTCTGTGACATGTATCGCAAAACCTACGGACCGACAAAGACATGTTCAAAATGCAAGACACCAAAATCTCCTATAGAATTTCCCATATCCATCTCAATGGAAACAGGTCTTCATAATCATTGTATTACATGCTCAATTGGAAATAGTCAAGGGAACGGAGGCATTCGTGATTTCATCTATATGCCTGACAAAGATGGAATCAAGTATAAAAAGAAGGAAACGTGTGAGAGATGCGGGGGTACATACAAACTTGCAGTCGATCATATTCTACCCATCGCAAAAGGAGGAACTGATTGTATTCGGAATAAACAGACCTTGTGTATTCATTGTAATTCAAAGAAAAATGACACCATTGATTGTGCAGTACAATTGGAATTTCTTTCAGAACGTTATAAAGATACACTTTTGGATTTTACTGATAATGTGACGCTTACACGTATTCTTTCAAAAAAGGTGTATGAGTTTAGACAAACTCATATTGAAACTGCGTCCATTGAAGACATACGAAATTCTGTCAAGGATTATGCTACGAAACATAATCTCGGACATAATTTAGATAGAATCGTTGAAAAGATTGCTATCATTTTCAACAAATGATGAATCGTCGCATTCTTCTTCATGCACCTCAGTCAATCGTTTGTCAAATATTTTTTTAGCATCAGGATTGATATCAATTAGGCCACAACTTCTTCCTAGCGTTTTACACGCCACGCCTGTAGTACCGCTTCCCGCAGTTGGGTCTAATACTAAGTCACCTTTATTTGTTGAAATTGAGATAATTCGTTGTAGAAGTTTCAGAGGTTTTTGCGTTGGATATGTTCGTGGATCTTGCTGTGTTCTTGTGATATATGAGATATCATCCCAGAGATTGGAAAGAGGCTTGCCTTTACATTCTGATTTATATAGTTTTTTATAGAGATTGCCTTCCCTTTTATCATTAGGAGGGACAAAGTGAATGCGTTTTTCAGACATAAGTCGTTCCATTTCCTCCTTCCTGATTTTCCAACCATAAGGGGCTTTGTACGTGATTCCATCGTGAGTGATTTCATAGTTGTTGCCCGAGCGAGTTTTGTCAAACCGTAACGAACCGAGAGCATACAAGCCCCTTTCGTCCTTATTTCGATAGGAGTTCTTAAAGTAATTTGCATCAAGCGGAACATATTGTAAATTGAAGATGGGTGTAGAATTATAGCATCTAAATATGATATCGATTACTGCTCCCATTTTATTTTTTACGGTGTTTTTTCCATGTGATTTTTTCCAGAAATTCTTTTCAACTTCTTTGAATTCTGAATGAAGAACCTGTTCTGGAATAAATGAATATTCGGCGGCAATATGAAACCAAAGTGTTCCATCTTTGGATAGTCTTTTCTTGCACAAACCTATTAGTTTTGTCAACCATTCCTTATATTTTTCAGGTGTAAATTTATCTGTAAAGGCTGCATTCTCATCTTTATCGGCAAATTTATAATCTCGACCACTCGCATAAGGCGGATCAAGATAAATACATTTATAGGTTCGTGTATCTGTTTCAAGTATTTCAAACGCACTTCCTACACTATATTGAAGATTGAACGTATCCTCTTTGGTTTCCTCTTTCACAGCAGAAGTAGAAGTAGCAGGCAATAATACAATTTCATTTGTTGGCGGAGAGTCTGAGAGTAGTTTTGCAATATCTTCCTTTTTCTTGCCGCTATATCCTTTTATTTTCTTTTCCTTGCAGATTTCAATTAGTTCTGCACGAGTTTTCGTTGAATAATCCATTTGGTCTGACTATATAGTAGTCAATAGAGTTATGGAGTCAATTTTTACCGCTCCTTCATTCGTATTTGACGGCACTTTTTGCACCTTTTTAAATGTGAAAAGGTTAGTTAGCCTTTAACATTTTTAAATGCGGCGTTTTAAATGTTAAATGGCGTGAAACTTTCTCTTCAAGTGTTTCAATCGCCTGCGAAACGTGTCAGGTTCACGAAATCGGTACTGGTGTCTACGCCCGGGCCGAAAGTCGTGACCGGACCTTGAATGACGCAATGGCCGCCACACGTTCGGCCTTGTTTCCTTCCACACCCGTCATTCCAAGTTGCGTGGCCACATGCGCAAGTTCGTCCAGCGTCAGTCCACTCAGTGATTTGAGTACGGACAGCGGAGGCATGAGTACATACTTGTTTGAATCACAGAGTTTGACTAGATCCTGCGATCCAAACATTTGCTCGCCTTGCGTGTTGACATGATACAATGGATAGGTCTCCTTTTTTGCACATGTTGGATCCGCGGCAGGATATAGGGCGACAATTTTCGCATCGGTATCCCATACGGCAACACGAATCTGTTTGCAGACACATACAAAATCCATAAATGCAGAGGCCAATTTGTCGTCACGAATGAGTTTCCATGGAAACGAGACACGCGCGCGCTCCAATTCCTTGATATCGCCACCAGACGCACAACGGGCCTTAATCATGGTTTCCAAACCCGCTTTTGTCCATCCGCGACTTCGTCCACTTTCTTTCGTATAGACCTCATTCATCATGGCCTCCAGACGTTGGGCTTCAGCAATATCCATCTGATGCTTTGTCAGACGCGGTGCAGACAAGTATAACGGGTCCGTATGCTCAATGCCGAGAACAATGGGGTCAATACAGTGTTTTGATGAACGAGGAATACTTGCGGGACGCATCGCGGGTTCGTCCTCTAGTCGAATGACATTTGTAGGGCGTTCAGATTCCACAACCGGCGCCTTTGGTTTCGGCGACGATACAGGTTTATGTGCAGGTAATGCAACATGAACCGTGGCCACGGCAGATGACACAGTATTGGGTATATCACATGTATCCACACGCAACGACATGTGAGGAACACAGAACGTTGCGCGCGGGTTAGTACGAATGGCGGATGACAAATCGCTCCATGAAACCATTTGTCATATGTATCAAAATGTATAGACTCTTATCTACTCTTATGCAGATTCAGGTTTAGATTCTGTCATTTTTGTTAGACCCGTCGAGAGAGTACTCAGATAGACTTCGCGATCTTCTAAATTCTGACGGTTTTGTTGTGTAAATTGCAAAAAGAGTTCCAGCGCATCAAACACATCCTGGGGTAATGTACAGACATTAAAAAAGATACCATTGTTGTTTTCCGAAAATTCCGTTTCATGTTTTTGAAGAATGCGGACAATTTCAATATGTTCAGCCTTTGTCAATGTATGAATACCCTCCAAAAAAAGTTTGCGTCGTTCATATTCCTCATTGGAAAGCAAGGGTCCGGGTGTGGGCATATTCGTACAATTCTTACGGATATATGCGATTTCACTCCTTTGTTTCTTCCGCATGTTATTCCAATTTGCGCACAAAACGCCCAATACTCACAATAAACAGGTCATTTGTTTGGAATTTACTGCGTTCCAAGGATACAACCACTTTATCGCCCTCTTCAATCGTATCAAACTCTGCGTTTCCAAGATGAATGTCGCGCGGAAGAAGAATACGAATCATCGTTTCGTCACGGACTTCGGCATCCTCAAAGATAGTGTAGACACCCATGGAATTGACTTTCAGAACGGTTGCCTCTACATGAATGCCCGCAGTCGGGTACAACACTTTGCATCGGAATTTACAGTCGTAGACTAAATCGCCGGTAAACCGCCCATGTTCTGCCATGCCCATACTGCGCTGAAGAATTTCCACGGAACCTGCGCGGACATATCCATTCACATTGCATCGGCGTTCAAACAATTGTTTGAGGCGCGATTCGAGTAGTTTGGAGAATCCGTCTTCGGTTTGCGTCGCTTCATTGATATCGGTAGGCGTGAGCGATACACGCATATCCAGATAGGTTGTATGATACATAGAATCCGCTGACATTCTAACTTTCTATTTAAACCCAGAGGTTTCCGTTTTAGGTGTTTCATTTTTTCATCATTCCATAGGGATACCTGATCGCGCAGTTTCCGTCAGTCGCAAGAACCAACGTTTTCCATCGGTTTCTTTCATATCCAACCACCGTAGTAAAAAGTCCATGTAAATACAGACCTGAACAACAATCAGATGGGCGATGTCGGTTATATTTGTTTCGCTTCGTGGTCCACCGGGTTTGTATTGATTGAGAAGGGCTTTCTGGATATCTTCACGCTCACCGTCCAAAACATCAATTCCTTTCACGTCGGAGAGATCGGTAAACAAATATGGCTTCATGGGCGACGACGCGGGAATTTGGGCATACAGTTTTCGTAGACGTTCGCGGTGTGTGGTCAGACCACTTGGTGTTTTGCAAACAGTTCCTGTGGCGGAGCCGCCTTGGAGACGATTCACAAGTTTGAATGTGAGGTCGTTCTTGATTTGAACCAAGATACCGAAAAAGTTGGATACATCGGCATCCATGGGTTCGTCGTCGACCAGTGCCGCCTTTTTGCGTCCACCGGCAGGCTTTTTGGTTTCCCCGCGATTAACAATAGGGAATGATTTTGCAAGAATCGCCTCGGCGCTCGAATCACACAGCGCAAGTGTGTGTTTGGATTTACTGAAACAATAGGATTGCACGGCTTTGGCTTTTACATTGTACACAAAGAAACCGGGTATACCCTTCCCTGGGGGCGTCAGGTCGCGTTGAATTAGACCCAAAATATATCTCTCGTCGTCTGTCATTGCGACCCCATCTTCACGTTTTTGCAACAGTGTACTATAAAGTGCAATACATTCGTCATTGGACAACAAGTTATCAATAAACCAAACACATGCGATATGATGTATGTCGTCCTGTATTTTTGGAAGACTCAATGAACTCATCCATGACACAATCCAACGTAACGCCAGCATTCCCTTTTCAGGAATGGAGCGCACATCATTTCGAACAATTCCAGTCGGAGTCATTATCATTGTTTGAATTAATGCTTTCCATTTTGTTATCAAGGTCACTGCGGTTGTATAGAGTGCGGCTGTGTCTCCGTCACGCACAGACACGAGGTCTGCTCGAGGTTCCTCTTCCACGGCGGCTGCGGCTGTGTCTGCCGCCGGTGCAACAACAGCCGATGGTGGCGCTGCCGGCAATGGGGGCGGAAGACTGGGAGTGACAAGTCCAAATTCCGGTTTGAATAGTCGTTGCAAATGGCCAAATGCACGACCGTAGCGGAGTGCAGCCGGCAACGTATCGTATTCCGTCACACCATCCGGTTGGAAGAGGACATATCCATTTTTAAGGACCAATGTTCCATACACTCCATCATTGCGTTTTATGCGCAACGTGTTCAGTGCTTCACGGAGTCCAATCGCGCCAATGGACCAAGGTATATCTTTGTACACCATGTCGCGAATATAGGTCAATGGATGTGCCACATTGTTGGAAAACAATGCCGCCAGGAATTTTTGTCGTTCCGCAAATTGTCGGCGGTAGTCGAAATCGCGATATGTACTTGTATTGAGTTCCGCGCCCTTGGGAGGCGCAGGACACCAATTGTCTGGAGTTGGACATGTGTCGTAATCACATAAACTGGAATAATTTGTATCTTTCACATCCAGTGTCAGGGATTTGCCCGCCGAGTCCCGAATGGTTCTCTCACCTTGACTTGGAAGCAAAATGGCGTTCATATTGAGCATACAATCCCATGCGTGGATTTTCATGAGTCGCGACACTTCGCCCACATATCGCGCCTTTTTCACAGCCAGACGGTATGCATACAAATCGGCAGTTTCATATTTGGGAATCGCCAATGCATGCAAATAAATTGTACAATTGCGTTCCTCGGATGGAAGGAGCGAATGGCTGCAGAAACGCACACCGCGTCCAACAATTTGTTCAATTCGATTCAAATGATACCATCCGTCCAATACATGCAACTGTCGGATACATTTCAAGTCCAGACCTTCGGATGTGATTTGGGACCCAATAATGGCCTGTACCTTTCCTACACCGCCCTTGATTGGCGGTCCATATGCCGAATCACATGTGAGTTGCGATGCGTATCGCAGTAATTTCGGAAATTCAGGTGCGAGTCCCTTTGCACTCGTCAACAAAATATAATACTTTGTATCTTTGCCGGGTTTTGTGGACGTTAATAACGGCGCCGGTGTTCCATCATGAAGCACGCGACACCAGCCGTTCATTTCCAGGGCAGCGGCAATCGGCAGCGCACCGCCACCCACAAATTGGGAAAAAATAAAGGACAATCCGACACACGTGTTTACAGATTCCACAATTGCCGCAATTTTGGGCGAATGACTGCGCAAATTTGTTTGAAATACAGATTCCTGGCTAAAATCAGGGCGATTCCAACTGAATTGTGTGACGTTGGTTTCACCAATGGCTTTTGTGGAGGATTTGAAACACATGTTCCATCCTGCATTTCCGTAAATTCCGCGTTTGGAATTGTAGGTAATATTTCCAATTTGCGTGGATTTGTATAACACAGTTGTGTCGCCTTTGGCTCCGCCTTTTTGAGCGCCAGTATTTCGCGTTTTATTGTAATGACGAAGTGTATTGTACATATAGGCACCCACATGCGTTGTTGTGTCTGTTTGGGATACAACAATTGGCAGTGCCTTGGTGATTTGAATTTCGACGGGATTTAATCGTACATGTCCTTCCTTTTTGGAAATACTATACCTGGGATATATGTCCTTGGTCATAAAATCAGGTTTCATATGGACAATAGCGGATGGAGGTGTAAGACGTAAAGGGAATGTATTGGGATTTTCACCGCGCATATAACTGACATATCGCTTCATCGCCGCAATCAGTTCCTTTCGGCCCTGTTTGGTCAGTGCGCCTCCAAAATCATCAATATCGGAAACATCCTGAATGGATTCATCATTCGTATTTTCATCCGTTTCCTTGGCGTCTTCGGCATCTTCGTCCTCAGCCGCATCCACATCATCATCCGAGTCTTCGTCGTCCTCTGCATCCTCATCAGTGTCCTCAGCAGCATCGCCATCCTCGGCGTCTTCAGCAAAATCATCATCAACTTCCATAGCATCCATAGCATCCATAGCATCCTCGGCAACATCCGCCTCCTCCGCGTCAATTTCCAATGGTTCCGCTGCCCGCGCGCCGCGTTTTCGCAAATTAAATACATTTTCAACACGCAATTGATTCTCAAATACATTTGCATCATTTGCATCATTCGCCAACAACAATCGCAACAAAAATAAAATTTCCGTGGCCTTGTTGTACATGGGTGTGGCCGTCATCAACATAAGCCGAAGTCCTTCAGCCGTCACGACAATTTGTTTCAAAATGGGAGTCAGTTGTTTTCCTGCTTCGGAATCAGACACGGCGGTAGGATCCTCGACATCGATATCATCCTTCAAATCCATGGCTTCTTTTTCATCGCGCAAGTTATGGGCTTCATCCACAATAATCAGATGGTCATTAAACATGGAAATAATTTTCTTCTTTTTATAATCGTCAAACCGCGCCTTGTCTTCTTGAATCGGTTTGGGGGCTTCATTGAATTTATGTTGCATCATTTTCGCAAATGCAAGATACCCCATGATTTTATAGCGTGCATTGATGGCCTTGCGAACCGCAGTTTCAATCACCTCTTTGTTGGTTTCGGCTTCCATGGATGTAAGACGCAAATAAGTCATTCCAGTACATTGTGGTGATTTCCAACGTTCACCGGTCAGGGCAAATTCATCACGAGTCGTCGGCACAAGTTTATTGACATCAAAGATGGTGCGTCGGAATCCTTCGGCAATCGCTTGTGGCGCAAGAATGAAGACTGTGCGATTGGGCCAATAATCCAAAAACATTTCAGCAACTGTGACGGCAGAACATGTTTTTCCCACACCGACACCATGATTCAGAAGCAGACCGCGATAGGGAGTCGTTGGATGAAGGAAACGAGCCACAAGTCGTTGAACGGGTGTTGTATCAAATACGTCATCGGTTGCTTTTTGGGGCGCCGGTACACGTCGTCCATCCGACGTATCCACACACGTATTGGTACACACTGAATCGGAAGGTGCATCCGATGCAAGCATTGCAAATTCCGTTTTCTGTGTGAGTCGAGCCGCGAAATCCGGGTCGCTGATATCTGGATAAATACCCAATTTCTTGTCGCGTTCCCGTAGCCATAGGTCGGGTCGTACGCCCTGACGATGCATCTCATCCAACAAGGCATCGCGACCTCGGCGGTCTTTAATTTGAAATCGCATCCAGTTGTCAATGAGTACATTCTTCGTCATGGGTTCGTCAAATTTCACCGTATATTTTCCATTGGCGGGGCCGATTACAATCGGCAGGTCTGATGCCATCTTCTACTTTGATACATCAAAATAGAAAAGGGTTATTTACCGTTAATCGTATCATTGTCACATTATTTTTCCTTGGCTTCAGGAACTATGATATTTGTAGGAATTGTAGGAGTTGCAGATCCAGTAGAAATTGCAGAACCTGATGTTGATACATGTTTCCAATCCAAAAACCCTTCATTTATAATTTGGTAATGTAATTTGGCCAATAACGTCCGTTTTTCCTTGTTTGTACTCCGAATTTTCAAATAGGCTTCTTCAAAGGGCAACCATTCAATGGCACCCACTTCGCGATTCATCACACGATTGTGGGGTTGAAATTCGGCTTTTGCATCACTGTTGGATAGACCAATATAATAGGTCTGACGATACCGAACGTGATTTGTCCCTGTATATTCTTCCACAAATGCTTCGGAACCACCAATAAGGGTGACTATGGAAGGTTCGCATCCAGTTTCTTCTTTGAATTCGCGCAATGCACAGGATTCCGTGGATTCATGGGGCATTCGTCGCCCTTTAGGAAATCCCCACTCGGGATCGCCCCATTCTTTTGTCGATTCTTCAATATACCGAACCAACAATTTCCCATGAACGTCCCCCGTATTTCGCAGTAATTCAAACATCCGTTTGGCCAAGTTGTGTTCATTCCGATATTGTCGCGTGTTTTGATTGTTCCAAAGTGCAGACCACAAGGAATCAAATGTTTGAGATACAAGACGCAATTGCTCGTCGCGTGTCATTCCATTAATCAGTTGTTGAATATAATCGGGTTCACTCAAATTGTATTTTCCACGCATGAATTCCACATACGACAATGAATCCCGTCGTCGAATCAATAAATAATGAGGAGTTGAATCCACAATCTTCACTGCAATAATTCCATAGGACATGACGGGTTCTTTACAGTCACGAAATACGTGACCGGATTTCCCACAATTGATGCATTTGTATTCCATATCGGGAAGGTCCCATACTGGTGTTCTTTCATACGATTTGGTTTAGACCTGGCTGCGCGTAATGGTTGTAAATATTTCCACATTGTATATCAAAAGGATATGGCAACGTCTGTTCCCAAATTTCCACCCATGGGAATGAGTCCAGATGTATGGGGACCCATTTTTTGGAATACAATGCATATAGTCAGTCTAGGATACAATCCCGAACCCTCCAAGCAGGAGCAAGATGACGCAATCCGATTTTATACTTCACTGAAAAGCATGCTGCCGTGTGGCATTTGCCGTACACATTATGCGGAGTTTTTACAAGAAATGCCTGTGGAACAGGCGGTGGGAAGTCGGGATGATTTGATTTATTGGGTGTTTCAACTCCACAATAAAGTCAATGTGAATTTAGGAAAACGTCCACTGTCCTTTGACCAATATATACAAAACATGCGGATTCTGGCTGGAAGCGGTGCTTCCCATACATGGTTCACACCCTCCAATATGACCGTGCTAGTGCTTCTTGCAGCAATTGTTGGAGGTGCAGCGTATTATTATTCCAAACATTAATGTCTGTTTCTGCGAATTAGGATTTTGACTGTATTAGAAATTCCTCCATTCCTTTAATGCCGTCACCTCCTCAGGATTAAATGTTATCCAATCAAAGAATTTGGACATGATTGGATGATTAAAATGATATGGTACAAGGGGTAGAATAGCATAGAATCGGGGTGTTTTATGCAGCCAAAACCGCCTATAAATCCAAACATATGGAATGACTACCCAAAAAAACAGGAATCCCCAAATGGCATACAGTATGCGAAAGGGTGCCGATTTGTATACATTCAAATTGGTTGCAAGGGAAGCGCCGTACACACCACCTATCAACAGTAACGCAACCGCCACAATAATTCCGATTGTTTTCAGAATTCGACCGATTAATCGGGTTCCGCTAAATTCGGCACGTTCTTTCGCAATTCGTTCTTTTTCAGCGGCTTCCTCGGCCTGTTGTTTGGCCTCCTGTTCCTTTTTTGCCTTTTCGGCAAGTCTGGTCGTCTCAGCCTCGGCGTCTTGTTTCAATTTCTCAGCGGCCTTTTGCTGCTGTTTGGCGTACTTTTCTGCCTCTGGATTGTATGTGGCTTTATGAAGTGCATATTTGGTTGAATTCATCAATTGTTCGAAATATGACATCCTAGCCCCTTGTGAAATCTCCTATTAAGGCTTGTCAATTACCGGACAGTAGTGGCAGCGCACCTGCACCCTGTTTCGTAACTACAGACGCGGGTAAATGCTGTGCGGGAACCATTTCGCAATCCTGTCGCGATTTATACGTGCGCGACGCTTCGCAGGCACCCGTAGAAGGGACTTTCACACAATAGCGACCCGTCATATCCTCGCCAACAAAACACCATGATTCAGTGTCGGGATGAACTGCGGCTTCGCGTGGCAGTGGGACCAGGGGCGGTGCGACTGCCCCCGCGGCTCCAGTGTGTTGTTCACTCCGAAACATGGCCAACCACGTTCCAACTGTCTCTGGATATGCATCAATCACAAATCGTTTGATGAGATATATAACGAGTGCAACAATTCCAATCACACTCACCCATACAAATATCTTATTGTCAATCGACGCGGTATTGGTTGCATTCATCACAGCATTCAATCCATTGTTTGTATTGGCCGAAATGACATTCGCAATATTTGTCGCCATATTGGTTAAGGGTGTCGCAACCGAATTGGCCGCTACATTCAGATTTTTCGCAAAATTGCTAACAATAGAGTTCCGGTTCATTTCTAATCTAGACCAACAAACATTACAAGGCACAATAACGACCAGCCTAGCGCGCGGCGCCTAGCTAAAGGAAATACATATACCAAATGTAGGAAATGCCGGGTGGCTTGTTATCATTAGTTTGTTATGGAAATGAAAATGTCATTTTGAATGGCAATCCACAGGTGACGTGGTTTTATAAAACATTTCTGCGACATACCCATTTTTCACAGGAACCCATACAAATTCCATTGGATGGACCGAATACACTCCTTATGGACAGTCCGGTTCTGGTCAAAGCCAAGATCCCGCGTCAGGGTGATTTACTGAGTGATTTAGTCTTGCGTGTTCAGGTTCCAGATATTTTTAGTAAAGCCTATGTGAGTCAGGATAGCCAAGGAAATTATGTACTTGACCGGAAATATGAATTTGCCTGGGTCCGCCAGGTCGGTGTGCGGCTGCTTCAATCCGTGACATTTACGATTGGAGGCCAGAAAATCCAGGAATTCAACAGTGACTGGATTTCAGCGCGCGCGGCCCTGGATTTGGACAATACACAGTATGCAAAGTGGCGGTATATGGTGGGAGATACGCCCGATATGTTTGACCCTGCAAACGGTGTCTATGGGGACCCCGGTGGCGGATATCCCAATGTGCTTGCATGGCGGGGAACACCTACACTCCCCACTCCAATTCAAAACAATGCACCCAGTATTCCAGGACGAATCCTGCGCATTCCATTAGGTCTCTGGTTCAGTGATTATATTGAGAACTCGTTGCCCCTTGTTGGACTTCAATATCACGATTGCGAAATCCAGATATTACTACGACCAATTCGGGAATTGTATACCGTGTTGGATTTGAGTAATAATCGTGTGCGTCCTGGATTTCAAACATTACCTCCTGAACCCACCGACCAATACACATCGATTTGGAATCAGCAATACTATGGACCGCTACCACCGTCCATGAATAATTTATACGGTGCGGCCGACATGTCGGGTGTTCGCATGAAGGACTTTTTGACAGATATTTCGGGAGCCGTACCGTTCCAAGACGGCTGGCCGTTGAATGGGTCATTGGAAGCGACATATAGTTTTGTGACTGCCGAGGAACAGCGTATGTTTGCAACCAAGACGTTGCGATACACGGTTCGCCAAGTGCAAAACTTTGTGTACACGGGTGTAACGACTCGCAATGCATACGACATTGATGTCCACAATGTTGCAACACGCATTGTTTATTTTGCGCGGCGTTCGGACGCCATTCCATATCGCAATCAACCTCTGAATTTGACGAATTGGATGTATCCCACCAAGACGGAACGTCCATTTGTGTTTCCATCCATCGCGTCGCCGTCGGGTGGTCGTATTGCCCTTGTTCCACAACAAGTCCTTGTCAACGGCGTTCAAACACCGATTGGATATTCGGGACTCAACATTGCGGGTATTCAGCGTCGTATTTTGCGAGGCATGAATTTAAAAGCCAACGGACAACCCTTGTTTGACACACAGGATTCGGCCTATTTCACCGAATATGTTCCCTATCGGTATTTACAGGGCGGTGCGGCGCCCTATGCGGATTACGGATTGGCCACACAGAGTGAAATGTGGCCGTTGTATACTTACAGTTTCTCGCTCAATGGGTCGTCAGTGGAGCAGCCCAAAGGGACATTGAATACAAGTCGCATTGATAAATTGGAATTGGATGTTGATGTCGAACCCATACCGACGCTCGCCAATTATACGTATGAACTCCAGATATTTGTGGAAACGCTCAATTTCCTGGAAATTAGCAGCGGTCTCGGCGGTTTGAAATTCGCCAAGTAAAATAGAACAATGCCCCGCCGGCAAACACTACGCAACCGACGTAAACAATCAGGAGGTGCCGACCATATTTACACGGTTCCTCTTGAATCCATGTATGATGTATTGTACGACGCAGCACACGAATTGCTTGATCTACGTTCCAAATGTCAATCCGTGTGTGTTCAGAAACTATGCAGTGGACGAAACACTGTGCGTTGCAATCAAACACGGCGTATGTCGCGATATCATTCGGCCTATGAATTTGCGTCGTCCTTGTGTCATGCGCAACTTGTACGAATGACCGACCCGACGGGTTCCATGTGCCAAGGCCCACGTCCTTCATCGAATTGTCTATGTGCCGCCTATGCCGCAAAATACACTGAACTCGAACGTTTGATTTCCGAACTCACACGATTCCTCACCAATTACCATACGGACACACCTATGAAACAATATATCATCAAAATCCGAAATGTTGGCCAACAGATTCTTGCATTTCTGGATAATTTTGGCGTTGTGTCGGAATTCAATAAAATACCCTCCGACATGCGCACGAAATCCATCAATGACATTATGCAAACCGCCGAATTCAAAAATGCATTGCGTGTAGCAACAGCAACATCACCGCGTCCAATTTCGGCGCCAGCACGGCTCGATACGTCTCGGAGTGCGGCAAGTCGTCGTTTAGTGGTTCCACCTTTGCGTCTAGAAAGTGCCGTTGCGCCATCAACACGTCTTCTGACATTGACACATATGAATGAAGAGGAACCTTGAACAATGTAAAAAAAGCAACAAACAAACAAACAAATCAGAATGTGTGAAATATTCTAATTTGTTCAGAAATGGAAACATCAATTGGTCTAATATTTGGTCACCCACCAACTATCGTGGAAGTACGGTGGTACTTCAGTGAATGAAGTGGATACAATCTTCTTGCTGGGTCCTTCACGGTACAACGAATCAATTTGTGAGTAGTTGAGCGCGTATGAGAAATATTTCAAACGGGAGACCATACCTTTGGCCGCCCCGTCCACGGCATAATCACCAACATTGACCGTATCGGATGAATATTTGGGGAATTTGATAGGCGTCAAAACATACATGTTGCCGTAATTCAGTTTGGGAACTGTAGGAAATTCATGACGCACTGTGACGTTACCATTCACAAACACGTCCAAATACTTGCCCTTGAGAGTAATGACCAAATGGAACCATTTGCCGATTGGAATATTGGGAATCTCCACAAAGTTATCCCATTTGGAGGCGGAATTCATGTACAGACGCAGCGTGTTTTTATTTCCGTGAACAAAGAGTCCAGGTGCCAGAAGTGGGAAACCGTCCTTGCTGCCCTTGTGGAAGATTTGGCGCAACTTGGTTTTTTGTTGTGTGGTGGTTGAACCGCAGGTATCGCTCACAGTCTCTTCAAACGTCTCGGGTGAAATCATCAGATACATGGAATATGTAAATTCCATACCATGCACTTCATTTTCACTGTTGTGTACCAACTTGTCGGCGCCCGGCGCTTGTTCAATAAACTGGCGCGACGCCGTTGTATCTGAGAACAAGACAGTCGTCTGACGGCTGATTTTGGTGAACTGTTCTACGACACTTTCAATTGCGGTGATGACCGCATACAGTACAAGCATACACAATACTGTAAATAGGAGTTGTGATACAAGTCCTTCGCCCATTACAAAGGATAGTGCGGAGTTTGCATAGTCCATATTTCCTCTATTTATAGGAAAATAGAAGAAATGTGCCGCCGAGTGCTACAACCAATTAGGTTCATACAACAAATCTCACGTCTTTACGACCGACGCAGATGTTAGAAGGTTAGGGCTTCCTGCTGTCCGCCCTTTCCAGAATACGTGAGTTTAATACCTAGTTTCTCCGCCAAGAATGACATAAATCCCGCAGGACCTCGTGGACCTGCCTGATAGATGGCATAAATACGGTCCGGGGTGAGTGGATAGGCAAAGAATTGGATACCGCTGAGTTTGCCTCCAAATCCACCCTTCTTGCCAGTCATTACGACTTGAACACCGGATTCGGGCGCCATGGGAATATCGGGAAGGACACACGAGCGATTGAGTTTGCCGTCATAATAGACGTCGACAATGCGACCGTTGACGCTAACCGTTATGTTAATCCAGCGTTGAAGGTCGATATCCTGAATGTCACACATTGGAGATTCAATCACCTCATTCGCCATGCCCTGTTTGCCGCTTAGGAGATTGTCGTAGTTGCTGTTCAGTGTGTAATCTACACCGTTGCTGGGAGCCTCGGTATGGACGCGCACCATCAGGCGGTTTTCATTGGGGTACAGCAGAGTTGTCAAGAGGCTGTAATTGGGTGCCTTGGTGTCAACAATCTGGAGGACGGATTTGGCAAGACCGGCGCGATACTCCCAACTGGAAATATACATCCAAAAACTAATTGTGTATTCACCTCCGGGTTTCACACGTACATCGGGGTTTTTCAGGGGAAGTGCATAGGACATGGGTTCGTTGGCCGGCACTTCGGTATTGAGCAATGTGACTTCCAGATCGGAACCTGCAATCAGGAATTTGTACAAGTAGTACAATGTAACCAAAAATGCAAGTACATAGACGACGTTGATGATGCCGCTGCGATTGGTGGATGTGAAATTGCGCAAGGCTTCCATATTGCTTCTAGTGTTACTTTTTAAATTTCCTGCGGCACATACCGTCAAAATCCAAAGCGGCGCCGACTCTAGGCAAATTCATAGTCGATATATTGCAGACCACTACCAAATGTAGGAAGTGTAAAAGCACAAAAACCTGCATCACAGAATCCCTGTTTCATGGACTCCCATATCGACCCGAAATTGGGCGCGACATCAGGAATCAAAGGTTTTCCACGTGTGTCGGTGTTGCGTTTATAGTTGGCTGCAATCGCGCTTGCAGTAAGTCGCCGGGGCCATGCCTGTATGAGTCCCGCCTGACCCGAAAAATCCGGAGATGTTTCCATACTGACCATGACCGGTTTCAGTATCGGCAGGTTTTCAAGAAGCGCCGATTTGGCCAAAACGCCGTTCATATATATATCCAACGTCCTGCCTTCCAATGTCAGCGCAATTTGATTCCATCGCGCGACCATAACGTTATCCAGTTGAATTCGTATGGGTTCCTTGCCCAATGGCGCAACTGAAATATATGCACGCTGATGAATCGGGTCGAGCAGAATTGTGCATACACCAGTCACGGTAATGAATTGTTTGAAGTTGAAATCCCCTTCGGGAGCCGTGAGTGGAATACGCTCGCGATGACTGTCGTCCATGTATACAAAGAAACTCAGCGTGAAATTATTACCCAACGAGGAATCAATTTGTGTTTGTGTAAACAGAACTTTTTGTTCGCTGGGAACACCATTTCCAGCGCCTTTTAATTCAAATGGACCCATAACTGTCACATCGTCTGGCTTCGGTTTCAGCCACCAAAACATTAGAACAGCGACTGCTGCCAACACAACAACAATGAAAAGAACAATCTGCGTAGTGCTGAATCCGGATGTATATTCCTTTGTTGTATTTGTGAGATTGGACGTAAAATTCATCAATGCGTTGTAATATCCGCCAGTATTGATGGCGGCGCGATTCGCTGCGTTATTCATTCCTTACTTTAGGGTAGGTGAAATTATTCATCTAAACAGGATTGCATGTATTTCATCAGTGTTTGAAATATGTCATTTTCACAAGAATCATTATTATACAGTCATAAACTCAAATTGATATTTGAGAATCATCCGTATCATTACGAAATCAATAATACACCACTAGATAAACGCTTGCGAAACGCATATGATACACTTGATAAAGATTCAATGATAGAAAATATAAATGATGTTGAAGTGGAATATTTATATAAAGAATCATGGTATTTTTTTTTGGATTTAGTAAAAAATGTGCGTAATAAACGAAAAGCACGTTTCAATAATGTATGTGCAAAATTAAAAGATAATCCTGGAATTTGTTATCAACTTCAAAATTCAGAAAGTTTCAAGTACAATGAAATTGAAGGATTATGGCTAGTTATACGTGGAGATATTTGGCGTATATTGAATCCTAATATATATATAGACAATAGCGATATAGAACCTATAGATGCAGTTTTTTTACAATTTCAAGATATTCATACAGATGATTATGAAATTTGTTGGAAGTCAAGAAAAAACGTGTGTCAAAACACAAGACTTATAGAGCAAGTGTACACTTTTGTACAAAAACGTTATGTATCAAGAGATGATATTGCGGCTTGGTTGAAATTAATTTGTGATGGTGAATTTGGTAGACATTTTACTACTATTGCCTTAATACGGTGTAAAGACAATAATGATTGGGTACCCAAAAAACAAATATATTATTTGGATCCGGATAAAATAGGAAATGTTGATGGCATTCTCGAATTTGATGAAGATGGTGTATTTCAATCAATACCATTAAAACCAAAAAAAAACACTGCTGCTCTTCAGCGTACAATGCTTTTGACAAATGAAGACTGTGAGAAATATTGTAAACTTGTTAAAGCAGATGACTCAAAACCATATGCATACAATGCTCATTATTACGCAAATCATAGATTAAAATGTTATTATCAAGGTATTGTATATAACTTAGAATTTAGCTATAAAGAATATTTTCAATACATAGAAAATGAAATAGAAAATATTTGTGTGAAATAAACGTCTATACCGGCATAAATTTATCATAAACCTGTTTGGTTCTATAATATTCAAATGTATAAATAGAAGATTATTATGAACTCGTCTTTTAGAAATTTTAAAATGAAAACTTTGAAACGCATTTATAACAATATACAACCAGGACGTAAGAAAGTTATGAATTATAAAACTCGGAAAATCATACCTTGGTATAAAATATCTAGTGGTGGAAAATGCCCTGACAAGGATTCCAAAACATCGCTGCTATTTGATTCTTATTGGAATCATTTTGGATGCAGTCCTTATGATTTTATTGCGGATCGAGAAAGTAATGGAGAAAATGCGGGACAGTGTGTAATAGAAAGAATGGCAGAAGCAAAGAAATTGTTATCGAAAAATGTTAAAATTGATGCGGATCATATTTATCCAATTAAATTAGCATATGAATTAGGAAGGACATGCTTGAAAAATACATTAAAATACAATTTATTTAACGAAATTATACAAAAACAGTATAAAGATTTGATAAAAGAACATCCCGATGTTCATAATTTATTTCAAACACAACTTGGAGTAGGTGAATTTCCATTGGAAATATATAGTAAAGATATTCAAACTTTAATAGAATCGAAACTTAAGACCGAACTTTCCAGAACAAATATTCATCCAAAAGATGAAAATCATAAATCAAAACAATCAAGTAATATAAGTATTATAAACAATCCAATTATATATACAAATAAAAATAATGTTAAATATTCAAATCGTTCTAATAATACTAAAAAGAATAAAAATATATTGCATCATATATAATAATCAATTATAAGAAATTATTGTATTTTATATATTTGTAAAATACAATAATTAACATTATACCGCGTATGTTATGCACGTGGTGCATTCGGCAACGAACCGCATGTGGCTTTGAGTGAAGCACCCAATCCCAACGAGATTTCTTTGGTGGCTGGCGGTGGCGTGGGCGCCGTAGCAACATTTGTGCCTTCACACAAGGGTCGTTTGACTCCAAATTTGGGGATGCCTGTACACAGCGAGCGTATATCTTCTGCAGCCAGTGGGAACGTCCAGAGCATCATGTGCTGAATCTGCGCCTGTGCATTGGCGCGTCCAGAAATTCCGTACCACACATTTTCGATTTCCCGCGGCACACCTGACAACACTTTGGTAACTTCCAGTTTGCAGTTCAAGTACACTTCCAACACCTGCCCATTCACAACAATACCCAATCGGAATGGAATGTCGAGTGGAATATCCACAATACGAACCGATTCCCTATACGGTGTTGCGCCATTCATAGTGTCCACAAAGATAAGAATATCATTGAGATTCGGGTCTACAAAAACGCCGGGATTCATACGTGACGGCAAGCCAAAGGGCGGGAGTTCACCTACACCGGCCGGCGCACAACCGGAAAGAGCAACAGACCCGTCACTGATGGTTGCAAGTTCCTTGGACCCACGGTGAAGGATTTGTCGGTACGGTCCTTCACGTGTCATGTAATTGCGTGTATTGTACATCACACAATCAAATTGAACGGAATAGGAACGCGAATCAAACCCTGCCGGTCCGTTATATTGTAGATTCGTGTGTGTGAATAAATTATCCCATGCTTTGTATGCACGCGCACTGACTTGAAGTCGTTTGGGTCGTGGGTCAAAGACCGACCAATCAATCTTGGGTTGAACCACCATCACAATCACCGCAGTAAGAAATGCAGCGACCAACAGATATAAAATCCAATTCTGAACGCCGCCCCAGCCACCATTGACCGCATTGTTGGCGAATCCACTGATTGCACCCCAGTTGATATTCATACGCCCACCGGGCATTTTTCCAACAGAATTCATAGTGTTGTCCCTATTAGACGGTGGTATAAAATTCACGCGCCTTTGCATCACGAATGAGTTGTCGCAGTTTCATGCCCGACCTTTTAATAAATGGATTCGGCGATGTCCGCAATTTGTCTTTATTGAATGTATTTTCACGATGACAAATGACGACCATCACATGGAACGGGTCGAGTTGAACAAGCGGCGCGCGGTAGGATTCGGTAAAGACGATTTCCTCGGCAAAGGTGACAGACTCATCACACAAATGTGTGCGCGCATAGGCCTTTGTGTACGCCATAGTTCCAAACGTTGCATGTCGTGGACCGTAGGGGCCGACCTCCCATAAACTGGCGTCGTCCGTGAAATACATGTAATTCTGTGTGGAGCCGCAAATGCCCTCTTCGCATCTCCCAATAGGTCTAGATGGACTGGGGCGACATACGCGCGTGAGGGTCTGTACGGCATGTTGAACACGATTAGGGGAATAATAATCGTCGTCATCCATATTGACAATGATTTCGCCCGCGGCTTGGGCATGTAAAAAGTTGCGTTTGACACCAATGTTGAGTTTGACGTCACTGGAGAAATAACGGATACACAGGCCCGCTACAAGGGGTGAGGATGGCGCAAGAAGGTCGGCGACCTTGTCTGTTCCGTCGTCATAAACGAGCCATTCAATACGGTCCAGTGGATACGTCTGCGCACGAATTCCAGCCACACATTGTGGAATGAATTTGCGCCGATTATAGGTGGGGGTTACAATACTTACAAGAGGTTTGGTGGCCATTTTGATTAATTAACACCCTGTATTTTTTAGATGGCGATGACCAAGCAAAAACACGCGGTGCAAGGCGATTGGCCTAAAATTGCATCCGCAATTCATTGAATAGAATCCCTCCATTTGTCTACCACCATGACCTCCATTGCGCGCCGCCGATTGTGGTCTTTTTTTGAAGCCTTGTACAGCCAAGAACTCACGAGTGCATCGCAGCGCGCCGAAACACCGTCATGGATCAAGCCGCGATTATTGCCGCATCAACAAGCCGCCCTGGCCGCAGCCCTGAATCTCGAACGCGCCAAACATGAAGGGATGGATGTTGGAAATATAGCCGGCGATTCGATTGGTGGAACGTTGTTTTCGTCACACGGCATTCTAGCCGACCCCGTGGGTTCTGGAAAATCACTGACGGCATTGGCCTTGATGAAATCGCCACCACCCTCCCACGAATATACAGAATATGTTACACGATCATCAGGAATGCCGGATGGACGTGATGTTGGATTGCTCCGTAAACGGAATCAACTCACAACCTCCTACGGTATGCAACTCCGCCCCGTTCGTGCAGCACTGCTTTTGATTCCCCATGCATTAATGGGACAATGGGAGCAGTATATAACGCGGGATTCGACATTGAAGGCGCGATTTATTAAACGAAAACAAGATGCCGCCGATGAGACATTTCTTCAATCCATTGAAACGTATGATGTTGTGGTTATCAGTGCAACTATGTGGCCTGTGTTCCGTCTTCATCAGCCAGTGACCTCCATGTTGTGGAGTCGTGTATTTATTGACGAAGCCGACAGTATTGCATTGTCCAATACAAACGACGAAATCCACGGTCTGTTTTATTGGTTTATTTCGGCAAGTTGGATGAATTTGGTGTTTGCGGGCGGTGCATATTTTAATCTGGAAATCACATATCGACCTCCGACTGAAACTCCGCCCGAGGTGATTCGTCGTGTCCAACAACTACAAGGTGGCTCCAATATACTGTGTATTCCAGGATGTAGGCACATGAATATTGTTCGTCGTATGTGTGGTATTGGAAGCGGCGGATTTATTTCCATCAATTCCGCCGGCAGTCAATCGGCGCGCTTAATTGTTCATTCCAATTCCGAATTTCTTGCTTCCAGTTTTTCACGACCCGTCGTGAATCACACTCAAATTGTGTGTGAAACACCGGCCAATATTTTTGTATTGGATTCGTTTATTTCACCCGATATGATGGAACGCTTGCATGCAGGCGATATTCAAGGTGCGCTAGAATCGGTGGGAATGCATACATCCTCAGAATCTGATGTCATTGCTGCCGTGACGGCGTCACTGGAAAAGGAATTGGAAAATGCACGGCGAACGTACGAATACAAGAAATCCATGGACTATAGTTCAGAAACAATCAAACAAAAGGCTATTGAAACATGCGAACAGAAAATCGCGGCACTCGAAAGCCGAATTGCGGCCATCAAGGAACGAATTAAATCCTCGGCGGAGCAAACATGCCCTATTTGCTATTGCAATGTCACCTCTGCACCCGCCGTGACGCCGTGTTGTCATCAATTGTTTTGTTTTCCGTGTTTGTGCGAATCATTGAAACGTGTGGCTGCATGTCCCATGTGTCGCGCACGCATTGCCGATTTGAAGGAAATCAAGGTTGTCGGGGATGCAAGTGAGACTGGCGAAGGCGGTGCCGAAAAACCCAAAAAGAAACACAAAAAGGCGGCGTTTTTGGACTTTGTCAAAGCCAATCCCAAAGCCAAAATACTGATGTTTTCAGGATACGACGGGACATTTTCGGGATTGGATACACTTTTGAAACATGAATCGATTCCATTTGCGCTCTTGTCTGGATCACAGGCCCGCATTACAAAATTATTGAATGAATTTGAAGCGGGGAAATACACGGTCTTGTTTCTGAACGCACGCAATATGGGCGCAGGGCTGAACATTGATTGCGCAAGCCATGTGGTGTTGTTTCACCGCATGAGTCCAGAATTGGAATCGCAAATTGTTGGACGCGCACTGCGTCTTGGTCGTAGTATACCGCTGGATGTGATTCATTTACTTCATGACAATGAATTGTCACGTCCACAGAATATATTGACGCTGGAGTAAAATCACAAAAATTGACGTCTGTTTTCTGAATTTATGAATCCAGAAAACAGCCAGGATCCAAAATGCTCTATTCATATTTCTACACTTTGGATGCCGTATTGGGTGAAGATGAGGGACACACCCAACCCATGTTTGACGTCCAGAAATTTGTACAGGCACTCGGGTCCACATTGTGGAGTATGGGCGAGGCATTGTGGATGGTTAAGGATGATGAATAAGGTGTACATGAAGTATTGGAGTAAATATTCCCGGCGCGTACTACTATTCTACAATTCAACCCCTGTGAAATTCAACAAATTTCATAGGGTTTTAATAAAAATATTTACACAATGTATAAAACCCACATGGCATCACCGTCTATAGCATTGGAATGGATTAAACAAACGGCAATTATGAATACTACAACGAGTGATGCAACTCCTTCAGTAATAACAGATTTATCAGGAAATGTTTATGTAGCAC